GAAGATTCAAGAGAGCTTATAGAAGAGATGAAGTTAATGGAAGAAAGCCTTGACTTGAAGATTAATAAGGCTTTAAATAACCCTTTAAGTGGAATGTCCGCAAAAACAAAATAGGAGTATAACTATGTGCAATTGTAAAACAGATTTGGACTGTACATGTCGTTTAAGATAGAGCTAAAAACTCTACTACCATATGTAGTTTTGATTGGCACTTTAGGAATGACTTGGGGCATGTGGAGCGAACGACTCAATGCCGTGGAACAAAAGGCAGATAGTGTTGCAGAAATGCAACAGGACTTAGCAATAGTTAAAGAAAAGATTATGTGGATAGAGGAATATTTAATTAACGATGGAAAATGAAGTTGATATTATTTGGGAACCTGATTTTGAAATTGGCACAGTTCATTAATGAAACAATGCCAAATATGTGGTTGTCTCTGTCACTGTTCTTTAGGGACTCCTTGCATGTGCGAGTGTCCAAGGTGTGTTCATGATCAGCCGAGCTCAGATGAGCAAACAAATAATGAAACCGGGAAGGGGTAAGAAAAATGGCAAAATTGTGCGCAAAAGGAAAAGCCGCCGCAAAGCGAAAGTTTAAAGTATATCCTTCAGCATACGCAAACATGTACGCGGGTGCAGTATGCTCAGGTAAAGTTACACCTGGAGGAAAGAAAAAAGTTCAAAAGAAAGCTATGGGTGGTAGATTGACAACAACAGTTCCACCGGAAAGAGGTCCTAATCCAGAAGGTACTTTAAACAAATTATCACAATCAAGAAAAATGATTTCAAGTTACGACCAAGGTGGTATCGCTAGAGGATGTGGTGCTGTTATGAAAAATCGTAGAAAAGTTACAAAGAGAGCCTAATGAAACAAGCTAAAAGAAAAATTAAAAAAGTCATTAAAGGACTTAACAAAGCCTCTAAGCTTCATGCAAAACAAGCTAAAACTTTAAGTGGAGTTATTAAAAAAAATGGCAAAAAAAGGTCTTAAAGCTTGGGTTAAAGAAAATTGGGTAGACATAGCCAATAAAAAAGCCGACGGGTCTTATCCTAAATGTGGCCGAAGCGGTAAAGAGAAAAGAAAAAATTATCCTAAATGTGTCCCGGCTGCAAAAGCAGCGTCTATGTCTAGGGGACAAAAAGCTAGTGCGGTCAGCAGAAAACAAAAGGCAGGTAATCCAGGTGGTAAACCCACAATGGTAAAAACAATTGTCAAGAAGAAAACAAGCAGAAAAAATTAAAGAAGACGTAGTTGAATGGTCTAAGCAAGTCTTAGAACCAATGAACAAACACATAGGTTTTCCTGCATGTCCTTTTGCAGCTAAATGGAGAAAAGATAATAAACTACGAATTGAAGTTCGTATGGATAAATCTAAGTATGAAAAACAACTTACAGATGTAATTAAATCTTGGAATAAAAAACAACACGACATTATCATTTATTGCGATCCTTTTTTTGATCAATATTCTTTTGAACAGTTCAATGATAAAGTTAATTTTTACAATAAACTGTATAACAAAAAAGATGTGTATTTTATGGGCTTTCATCCAGACGTGCCTGCTACAGTAGAGGGACAAGAATTTTTAGTAGATCCCACAGATAATTGCGCATATGAAGGAGATCTTGAGTATTCTATGATGTTGATACAAAAATTTAAACAGCTCTATGATGCAAGTTGCAAACTACATAAGATAGGTTATTATAAAAAATGGCCGGCTGAGTATTACGACGAGGTCGTAAAAACTAGGCAAGATAAGTACGAAAAACTTTTTAAAAAGGAGAAAAAAAATGCGAGGTAAGACAAAAAACGTAGTGGGAAGAAAAATGCGCGGTGGCGGTAAGGTTATGCCTATGATGAAGGGTGGCGGTAAAGTCACTAAAAAAGGCAAGAAAAAATCTGTCGTTAAAAAAAGAGGATAATTTAGATGGCCACGTCTGGAACAACAACTTTTAATTTAGAGCTTGATGATATTATTCAAGATGCTTATGAAAGATGTGGCTTATCTGGAAGTAGAACAGGTTATCAACTACAGTCTGCTAGAAGAAGTTTAAACCTTCTGTTATCCGAATGGGGTAACAGAGGAGTTCATATTTGGAAAGTAGAAAACCATACTCAAAATCTTACAGCAGGTACAACTACCTACACAGCACCTTCAGATGCTAGTGACGTATTAGAAATGGTTTTTAGAAATGGTAGCACAGATACTACAATGACAAAAGTTTCAAGATCAGAGTATCAAGCAATACCTAATAAAAGTTCTCAAGGACAACCAACTCAATATTTTATTCAACGAAATTTATCTAATGTAACAATTACATTGTACTTAACTCCTAATACTACAGATACTCAAATTAATTATTATTATTTAGGAAGAATAGAAGACGCGGGTGCTTACACAAACAATCCAGATGCACCTTATAGATTTTTACCTTGCATGGTTTCAGGCCTTGCGTATTTTTTATCACAAAAAATTTCTCCAGAAAGAACTCAGTCTTTAAAATTATACTATGAAGACGAAATGCAAAGAGCGTTAACTGAAGACAGTCAATCAACTTCTGTTCACATAGTTCCACAAAATTATTTCGTAGGTAGCTAACATGGGTGCTTTTGCTAATGGTAAATACGCCATAGCGTTATGTGATCGTTGCGGTCAACAATATGATTTTCACAGGCTTAGAGAAGAATGGAATGGTTTAATGACTTGTCCGGAATGCTTTGAAACAAAGCATCCACAATTAGACCCGCCTCATCACAATGCAGATCCTCAAGCTCTTCCCTGGACAAGACCCGCTAGACAAGAACCTATGACTGTATTTGTTTCTGCACCGGGAGACACTTCGTTTGAGTCAAACGGTATGATGCCGTCTACTCCAAGTAGATCGTTGATTATTGGTTCAAGTGTTGGTAAAGTGACTGTGGTAATATCATGAATTATTCTGAACTTTTAGACAATGTAAGAAACTACACAGAAGTAACAAGTGACGTTCTATCTAACAGTGTCATCAATGTTTTTCTTACTAACATTGAAAATAAAATAGATAGAGCAATTGACGGTGATTATCAAAGAAGATTTGCAACATCTACCTTTGAGGCAAACAATGCTTTTTTAGACGTATCTGGGCCCGAAGGCGGATTCAGATTTGCTAGAGCTCTACAGTTAGTTGAAACAGACGGAACAAGAACTTGGCTTGAACAAAAAGACACAACTTTTATGGATGAATACTCTCCTGAGAGATCTACCACAGATACAAATTTTACAGGTAAACCTAAATATTGGGGTAATTGGGATGCTACCACTTTAATTGTAGCTCCTACTCCAAACGCAGCTTACACAGTTGAGATGTGGTATCAAGAAACTCCTGAAAGATTGGGCAACGGCACTGGCTCTACTAGTACAACAACTTTTATATCCAATAAAGCACCTGAGGTACTTTTGTACGGAACTTTAGCAGAAACGTTTTCTTACTTGAAAAACACACAGGATATGCAAGTATACGATCAGAAGTTTCAAGCTGCCTTAAGCGAGTTTGCTCAAGAGCAGATGGGACGTAAACGTAGAGATGAGTATGTAGACGGTGTCTTAAGACTCCCTCTAAGATCAGTAGACCCAGGAGGTAAATAAACATGGCAATAAATCAAGCAGTCTGTGCTTCATTTAAAAAAGAGCTGTTAGCGGGCGATCATGATATTGATAATGATACAATTAATCTCGCTCTGTATACAAACTCTGTAACTTTAAATGGAAACACAACAGCCTATTCCGCAACAAACGAAGTAGGTAATTCAGGAACATACGCAGCAGGTGGTATAACTTTAACAAGTCCAACCATTGGCTTAACAGCAACAAGTGCTACAGCTTCTACAGCATTTGTTGATTTTGCAAACGCAAGTTTTACATCAGCAACAATTTCTGCACAAGCAGCTTTGATCTATAACAGATCTTCAGCTAACACAAATGCAGCTATTGCAGTTCTTGATTTTGGTGCAGTAAAGACATCAACAAACGGTACATTCACAATCGCATTCCCAACTAATGATGCTTCAAGTGCTATATTAAGATTATCTTAATATAAGGTAGCATTACCATGGCAGATGCTTGGGGTGAAAATAATTGGGGCGAAGGCGCATGGGGCCAACAAAGCTCAATTACAGTATCTGTTACTGGACTATCGACAACAACAGCTATAGGAACTGAGTCTGTTGTTGCAGATGCAATAGTATCCGTTTCAACTTTATCTATGACCAGTGCGTTAGGCACTGC